ACAACGTCGCAAATTCTGATTCAAAACCCCGGCGTTTTTAACTTTAACTTTTCGATACAGTTTGACAAAACGTCTGGTGGTGACGCGATTGCTGACGTATGGTTCCGCAAGAACGGAACGGATATTGCCGACTCAGCATCCCGTATCCGCATTAAAGGAAACGCGGGAGAAATTTTTGCGTCCGCCAGCGTGTTCCAAGAAGCGTCTAACGGCGATTACATTCAGATCATGTGGGCAACTGACAGCACTGACGTACAACTTGCTTATTTTGCGGCGGCAGCGCCCGTTCCGGCCATTCCGTCGATTATTCTTACCGTTACTCAGGTGAATTTATGAGCGTATTTCTTTCATCTTTTGCCGGTGCCGGAGCGCAGTTCTTCGACAACAACGGCCTTATCCTGTCGGGCGGTAAGATTTGGACGTATACCGCTGGCACCACGACCCCGCAGGCGACCTACACGGACTCGTCTGGTGCAACGCCGAACACGAACCCGATCATCCTAAATGCTGCCGGTCGTACCGCGCAGGCGATCTGGTTGACTGAGGGCGTGTCGTACAAGTTCGTGCTGATGACCTCTGCGAACGTCGTGATCGGCACGTATGACGATATTGCCGGTGTCAACGACTTCAGCATTGAGGGCATTAACTGGTCGGACATTATCGGCACGCCGACGACCCTTTCGGGCTACGGCATTACCGACGCATTGTCTGCGGCCACGGCTGCGGCAACGTATGCGCCGAAGGCCAGCCCGACCTTTACGGGCACGGCGCTGATCCCCGACAACGCACCGTCAAACACGAACCATCCTGTTGGGTATCGAGAAGCTCCGCAGAACAGCCAAACCGGCAACTACACGCTGATTGCGGCTGATGCGGCCAAGTCCGTCGTGATGAACGCGACGAGCGGTACGCTGACGATTCCGGCTAACGCGTCGGTGCCGTTTGCGGTTGGCACGGTCGTAATTATTATCAACGTCAATTCCACGGCGCTGTCAATTGCGATTACCTCAGACACGCTGACGCTTGTAAACAGCACTTCAACCGGCACGCGCACTTTGGCGCAAAATGGCGTGGCAACCTGTATCAAGATCGGCGCGACTTCGTGGCTGATTAGCGGAGCAGGCTTGACCTAATGGGCGGCGCGACTTTAGCAGCGTTTATTAACGGCACGACCGGCGGTGCTGGTGCGGGCGTTTATGACGCGTCTGAACCAGGCACGGGGTCAGTGACGATCCCGGCATCGGCTATTGGCGTCACGATTGAATGCTGGGGTGCGGGTGGTGGCGGTGGTTATGGCTATTTAGGTTTTATCGCACCGGGCGAACCTGAAGTGTTTCCCGGCGGCGGTGGCGGCGGCGGTGGCTATAGCAAAACCATTTTGGTGTTGACCGGACCAGACTCTGGCAAAACAATTAACTACACTGTGGGCACTGGTGGTGCGGGTGGTACGGGATTTTCGTCGAACGGCAATCCCGGCACGTTTAGTAACGTCTATAGCGGCACGTACACGATTACGACCATGACTTCTAACGCCGGTAATGGCGGAGAATCAGGTCAGTTTGCGCAGCAGGGCACGGGCGGTACAGCTTCGGGCGGTAATACGACTAACACGACCGGAAATGGCGGCGCGTTCTATACGCAAGCAGGCGCGGCAGGCGTTGCGGGTGTCGGGTCGTTAACGGCGGGTGGCGGCGGCAACGGCGGAGAGTTCTTTGACGGCGAGGCCGGATTAAATGGCCGCGTCCGTATGGTCTTTACGTTTTAAGGTGACACATGGCAGTTAGCATCAAAGTCTTAATCCCGGCAAAAATTGCCGAGTCAAGCCAAACAACGCAGTACGTTGCGACCAACGTATCGACCATTATCGACAAGTTCACGGCGACCAATTACGACACGTCGGCCCGGACGATCTCGGTCAATCTTGTCACGCAGTTTGACAACGCCGGAAACCAGAACCTAATCGTCAAGGCTAAGACCTTACTGCCGTCTGAGACGTATACCTTCCCCGAGTTGGTTGGGCACATTCTGGCCCCCGGCGGGTATATCTCAACGCTGGCCTCTGCGGCTACGGCTATTAACATTCGGGCGTCAGGGCGAGAGGTGTCGTGACCGGACTAGTGGACAATCGAGAACTGGCTTTGCGAGTCGGCTACGAGGCGACGGATTGGTCCGCGCCTATGGCTTTTGACGACTATGCTAAGGCCGTTGCTGATTGGGACATCAAAGCCATTGTCCGAGATGACAAATGTATTGGTGCAGCGTATTTTAACGGCGACGAATTGCATGTTTCGGTTTTGCCGGAATGGCGTCGAAAATGGGCGACCCGTGGTCTGCTCAAGGCGCTGTTTGCCAAAGATCGTATTACGACGCGGGTAACGCCCGGTCACGAATACATGAACGGTATTTTGGAACGACTTGGATTTACGAACGATAACGGAATATACGTGAGAGGCCACTAAAAATGGGCATCGAAACAGCAATTATTGGTAGCGCACTGGTCGGTGGCGCAGTCGCGTCACGAGGCGCGAAAAAGGCGGCACAGGCGCAAACTCAAGCCGCTGAATCTGCGGCAGCATCGCAAGAGCGTATGCTCGAACGGCAACTTGCCGAAACAGCACCGTTCCGCGAACTGTCACTTCAGCAGCTTAATCGCCTCGCAGCCCTTTACGGCCCCGGCGGTGAGTTTACCCGCGAGTTCACGGCTGAAGACATGATGCGCGATCCGGGTTATGCGTTCCGTCTTGCAGAGGGCGAGAAGGCGCTGTCCCGTATGCAGGCTGCTCGTGGTCAGTATTTGGGTGGTGGCGCGATTCGTGCAGGCAGTCGATTTGGTCAAGAGTTGGCTAGTCAAGAATTTGGCGCTGCGGCAACTCGTGAGGCAAACCGCCGCGCTGCGGTCAGCAATGCACTGCTTGGGATCGGCGGATATGGCCCTGCCATCGCCGGTCAAAACGTCGGCGCAATGGGTTCTGCGGGGCAGAATATCGCCAATATTCAGTTGGGCGCTGGGCAAGCCCGTGCGTCAGGCTATCTCGGCCAATCTAACGCGTTGGCACAGGCACTTGGTCAAGCGGCGATGGGCTATGGCTTGTCGCGTGGCGGATATTTTGGCCCGTCCTCTGTGCGACCTGGCGGCAGCGCAAACCTTCAGACGTTGAATTACATGGGTCCGCAGTTCGGCGGGTACGGGTGAGTTATGCCAGTTATCGGAACAACCCAACTTGAGCCGGTCAACATCCTTGGAAGCTATGTCCAAGGAATGGAACTAGGCCGCGCTAACCGTCTTGCACGACAGCAAGAAGCCGCTGCTATGGCGCAAGCGCAACGTGAAGCCGAGATGCGTAACTACTTGGCGACTGCTGACCTTTCGACGCCAGAGGCGCAGAATCAATTGCTGCGATTTGGTGAGCCTGGTGCAAAAATGGCGCAGAGCCTTGCAACGATTGGCAAAGAGCGAACGCAACAGGAAAACACTCAACTAGAAATTGCGGGCCGTAAAATTAAACGGCAACGCGATCTTTTGGCCCCTGTGGGCGATCAGGCTGGTTGGACGGCTTGGCGTAATAGCACGCTTGATGCCTATGGTGATGTGCCGGAAATGGCGCAAGTTATTCCCGAGCAATACAGCCCAGCGGCAAAACAACAGTTGTTGTTAAGCGCAGACGACATCGTTTCGCGCTTGCCCATGTCGCCAGAAAAGTTTGCGCAAGAACAAGAATTGCGTAGAACTGGCGCGTCACGAACCGTCGTTCAAATGCCCGCTGCTGAAACAGAACGTAGTAAAACAGTTGGCAAGCTTGGCGGCGAAGCATTGGTTAATGAATTTAATGCAGTGTCCTCTGCCTCTCGCGGCCTTGCTCGTGATTACGAAACACTTGATTTGTTGCGTAAGGGCAAACCTGCAACGGGTATTACTTCAGAACTTGAAACCAATATCGCTCGATTTCGTTCGTCGGTTGGTAAAGACCCTGAGTCAATTAAAACCGCGTCGGATAGTCAGTTACTTGAGGCTTTGCTCGGTCAACAAGTGTTTGAGCAAATTCAATCACTTGGTGTCGGCGCTCGTGGTTTGGATACCCCGGCAGAGCGTGAATTCTTGCGTGAAGTTATCGCAGGCACTCGTAAGTTGGATAAGCAAACCCTTATCCAAATGGCTGAAATGCGTGCGAAGTACAAGGAAGACCTTGTTAACGACTATAACGCTCGAATTGAATCTGGCGAACTGGACCAGTTCTTCAGTGATTTTGGCAAACCGAAGCGTGCTTTCAAGGTGCCGCAGCGCCCTGCTGAACCCGCCGCGCCGAAGACTTTTGCGACGGAAGCCCAAGCAGAGACGGCATTTAAGGCTGGCAAACTTAAAGCTGGTGATCGCGTAACGATTGGTGGTGTCAGCGGAACTTGGAAGTAAACCATGCCATTTGTTCCTGATAAGCCTAAATTTGTACCTGACGAGCCTGTTGGTGAAATCCCTCAGCGCACAGGGCTTGACCTTGCCTCGCAATATGCTGGGGTAATTAGTCGGGCCGTAGCGCCGTATGCGGCAGTTACTGCGGCAGGCGCACCGATCCCCGGTGGAGCCGTTGCAGCGCCTATTGCTTTGGGCATTACGGATATTGGCGCTACGCTTGCCAATCTTGGCCTGCAAGCGACAGGATCAGAAAGGCGTGTTCCCGTACCATCGGAAGTTATCCGTGGTGGCTTGGAGCAAGTTGCGCCCTCTGCGTTTCGGCAACCGGAAACGGCTGCACAACGATTTGTTGCGACAGGCGCTGAAGCGGCAACCGGAGCAGCAGCACAAGCCAACGCTCTGCGTCAAATTGCAACGCAGTATGGTCCTGGCGCTGTTCGCAATGTGTTGACTGCTATGGGTCAAGCTCCGGCTGCGCAGGCCACGGCAGCAACGGGTGGCGCAACGGCCCAACAAGCATTGATTGAAACGTCTGAGCCTGATTCTGCGCAGCGTAATCCTGTATTGGTTGCTGCGGTCGGAACACTTGGCAGCATATTAGCGGGCAAGGTTGGCGTGCGTGGCCCACAGGCGGTGCGAGAACTTTTTGGAAAAGGAACGCCGACTGAAGAACAGGTCTATCAGCAAGCAAAAGCCAAATACCGTGAGTTCGATAAGGCGGGCGTAGCGTTCTCAAGTACGGCCTATGACCGTATGTTAGGTAACTTGCGGCAGCGCCTTACTGATGCGGGCTATACCGATCAAAGCGCGATTACGTCCGTATTGAACAAACTTGATAAGTTTAAGGGTCAGCCTCGCAACCTTACGGACATTGACACCGCTCGAAGCGACGTGACGAAGAGTCTGATTAAGTCGCAGGACGAAAACGTCCGTCGGCTGGGGCGAGAGATTGCTGACGAACTGGATGATTTTGTTGTCAACGCATCGCCGAACGATGTGATTAGCGGCAATCTTCCGCAGGCGCTTTCTAATCTGAACGAGGCTCGTCGGCTTTGGACTCAGGTTAGCCGCAGTGAACAAATGAGCGAATTGTTCCGTCGGGCGAAATTGTCCGACCAACCGCTTGACGTTGCGGTAAGACAAGAGTTCCGCAGCCTTGCTAGGAATCAACGTCGATTTAATAAGTTTAGCCCTGAAGAACAAGAGTTTATTCAAAATGTCATCGACGGTGGCAAAGTAGCGGAAGCTCTTACAAACTTCAGCGAAGCACTGCGCGTGCAGCGATCTCTTGGTGGAACGCTGTATTTAGGCGCTGGCGGCCTTGCCACACCATATGCGGCTTCAGTTGGGCAAATTGACCCATTGACTGCAATAACAATTATGGGTGGCGTCACTGGAACGCGGGCTCTTACATCGGCGGTTGCCAATCGGTTGGCTGCTCAACGTGCAGCGACGGCAGGCCGTGCGATGCGCGGGTTCCGGCCAGAGCCGTTGGCTTCATTGGCTTTGCCGACTGCACAAGCTGCTATTCGTCCTGGCGATGTTAACTTCCTACAACAGTCGGAAGTCCTTAATGCCTTATCTGGGAGATAATCATGCTTAAAGGCGCACTCAAATCTAAAACTGTTTGGTTCAACGTTCTAATCGCTGTGCTAGGCGGCCTCGAACTGGTCGGCGCACACCTCACGACATTGTTTGGTAATCAGATCGCCGCAGCAATTCTGCTGGCCGGTGGTATCGCTAACCTTGCCCTGCGTGCTGTCACCACACAGGCATTATCGGAGAAGTGACGTGGATGAGATGCAAGTTTTGTTTAATGTCGCGGTCGGTATCGCAGGCGTTTTTGGTGGCTGGATACTGAACAACATCAGTCGAGCGATTGAACGGCTTGATAGGGAAGTCCGTGATTTCCCGCATGTGTATGTCCGCCGGGAAGATTACAAAGACGACATTAAGCACATCAAGATTACGCTTGACCGCATCTTTGATCTGATCGGCGATCTGCACCAGAGCAAGGCTGACAAATGATCCCTTGGTGGCTGTGGCGTGTCGCGCCATACGCCATAGGCGTAGTTGTCATTGTTGTAGCGTCATGGGGCGCGTTGAATAACGCTAGAGAGGAAGGACGCAATGAGCTTCGGCCAGAGATTGAAAGACTTGAAGCCGAATTGGCAGCGGAGCGATCTGCCCGAGCGCGTGCGCAAGCTGCTTCAAATGCGTATCGGAGTGAGATGGATGGTCTTCGTAATCGTCCTCCTGTGTCTCGCCCTGTCCGCTTGTGCATCAACCCCGCGCCAGTGCCCAGCCCCCGCGACTCCGCCCCCGGAACTGATGGTTCCTCCACCCCCACCGGGAGCAACGCAAGACCGTCTGGACCAAATACTCAAGCAGGGCCGGACATCGGCCCCGACCTCTACGCCCTAGCACAATCATGCGATGCGGAGATTGCCAAGCTCCGCGCATTACAGGGGTGGGTCCGTGACGTTCGATGAAGCGTTTAACCTATTGCTGCTGCACGAAGGCGGCTTTAGCGATCACGCTGCTGATCCTGGCGGCAAGACCAAGTACGGCATCACTGAGGCCGTAGCCCGAGAAGAAGGCTATCACGGCGATATGAAGCGATTGCCGCTGACGACAGCACATCGTATCTATCGCAAGAACTATTGGGATGCCATGCGGCTCGATCAGTGCCCGCCCGAAGTACGGTTCGATTTATTTGACGCGGCGGTCAACTCTGGTGTGCGACAAGCTACACGTTGGGCGCAGCGTATCCTCTCACTTAAAGACGACGGAATCTTAGGCGCACTCACCGTACAGGCGCTTAACACCTGTAACCGTCAAAAATTTCTTGCTAAATTCAATGGTCAGCGCCTATTCTTTATGACAAGTCTACCCGGCTGGGCATCTTTTAGCCGTGGATGGGCGAGGCGAATCGCAGAGAATCTAATGCGATAAAGGGGGTAGGAATGCGCTCTGACGGTATCCCGGCGAGTTTCCAGCTTGCGGGGCACACGATTAAAGTCAGGGTGGTTCCGCCGTCAAAGTGGCGACATGGCAAAGACTGCATCGGCATCTGGCTGCCAGAACATTACCGAATTGACATCTTGAGTACTGTCAAAGGCTCTCATCGGCAACAAACTTTCTGCCATGAGGCTATCCATGCCATTTTGGACGTTGCTGGACACGAGGACTTGTCTCGTCAAGAGGCGCTCGTGGACAGATTGGGCCACCTCCTGCAACAAATGTTAACGACAATGGAGTAGGTTGTGGCAGCTAGAAAAGCAACAGACGAAGAGATACTAGACGCGTTAAAGAAAGCCAACGGTATACGGGCAGTCGCCGCAAGGGCGCTGAAGATCAACGTCCGAACCTTGCAATTTAGGCTTGATAACTTCAAAGCACGCGGCGTTGCGATCCCTGAATCGTCCTACGACGGTTATCCTACCCAAGAAGTCTACAAAGACTTTGAATTCACGCCGATTCCAGACGATGACGTACCCATCGAGGAACTCATCGCCCAGCGTAAGCGCAAGTTTAGCCATAAGCGCGAACACGAAGAGGCCAGCAAACTTATAACGGTCCGCGTTAAGCTCAACGGACCTATCGGTATCCTGCACTTTGGCGACCCGCACGTTGACGACGACGGGTGCGACATCGAGGCCATTGAGCGTCACACGGCCCTCGTCAACAACACTAAGGGCATGTTCGCAGCCAATGTTGGAGACACGACCAACAACTGGTGCGGACGCCTTGCACGGCTTTACGCTGACCAAGCGACCTCTGCCTCACAAGCTTGGCGATTGGCCGAATGGTTCGTCAATCGTTGCACTTGGCTGTACATGATCGGCGGTAACCACGACCTTTGGTCAGGCTCAGGCGACCCGCTGAAATGGATAGCGCGACAGCAGAATGCGCTCTACAAGGCGTCTGAGGCGCGTATTGCGTTACGGTTCCCGAACGGGCGTGAAGTGCGCGTCAATGCGCGGCACGATCACTCAGGTTCGTCGATATGGAACCCGGCGCACGGACCGATGAAGGCCGCGATTATGGGAACCCGCGACCACGTTTACATCGCGGGTCACAAGCACGAGTCGGCGTACAGCGTCCTCAAAGACCCCATCAGCGGCATTGCCATGCACGCGGTCAAGGTGAGCAGCTACAAGATTTACGACCGCTACGCCAAGGAGCGAGGGTTCCGAGACAACACCCTCTCGCCGTGTTGTGTGACGACGATTAACCCGCTACTCCCTGAAACTCATCCAGACTTGGTGAAGGTGTGGTGGGAGCCGGAGGAAGGCGCGGACTATCTAAACCATTTGCGGAGCAAGCTTGCCTAAAGAGTTCGCGTTCGCGCTTGGCGCGTAGGGCGCAATACCGCTGGTGCAGTCGGTTTACGATTGTCCAGCGGCGCTTGCCGTCAATCTCTTCGTTGAGAGCGGTTAAAACTTCGTCCTCGGTAAAGGACGAGATGGCTTCGTTCAGTTGTTTCCAGTTCATGCCAGAACTGTAAAACTTTATTTGGTACGTTGCAAGTAAAGCGTTTGCAGGGCGACGACCGTTTCCTCGGCGTCCCGACCCTCGTACCACTCGCCCTTTGGCTCAAATATCGCCTGAAACCGCTTTTGGCCCTCTGAGAGCCGTCCTTGCTTCGACTTGACCTCTACCCAGCAGGTATAGGCCAAACCGTCCATTAGAGGCTTTACGGCCAATATATCGGGTATGTCGTGTCCGACCGACCCAAAGTCGATCACCTCAAACCCTGCTTTGCGCAGGGCTGAGACGATCTCGGTATGGTTCAAATCACGACGTTTGGCGTAGCGCATTACTTCCGTTGGCGGATCAACCTTTCAGCGTCTGCGCTGAATTCAAACCCGTCTACCGGGTAAGAATACATCGAGCCGTCGTTCCACAACACAAACATCTGGCCGTTGACGTAAGCGTAGCAGCCGAAAATGCCGATCTCACCGCCGTTGCCCGTTGTGTAAACGAGATGCTGGCCGTCCTTGCACTCGCTTTTAATCAGCGTAAAGACGATCTGCCCTTGGTCTTTGTTGCGCATCGTCCCGAGAATCGTCACCTCTTGGGCTGTTGCTACTGTCGTCAACGCCGCCATCGCGGCAATCCATAGACTTTTCATCACACACCTCCCGTTCGAGCTTTGAGTCGTTGAACACCTTTCTCGCCATAAACTTCGCGGATAAACGACACGAGAGACGGGTCGCCAAGTATGTCACCGGGTGGCATAGAGCGAACGATCTCGCCGACTTTATCCTTGAGCCATTCGCGGTTGTCCTGCCCGAACGGGGCTAGGTCTACCGTGTACCGCGCCCACAGGGCTTCCGCGAGTCGCAGTTTTCCAATTGGGGTAATGACGACTTCCTGCCAAGTCTTCGATGACCGGGCTACGTCAGCCTCAAGGCGGGCTTGTTCGAGGGCGACTTGTTTGTCTGTTTTAACCGGCTTCTCGCCAGGTTGAGGCAGGGCTTTCTTGAGGTCGAACAGCCCTTGCCACTGATTGCTGATGCTCTGGTCTACAACTTCAGCCTGATCTTTACCGTATCTAGCCAGCTTCAACTTCATCGCGTTTTCGCTTGCAGGCTTGATCGGTTTCTTGATTGCAGTTCGATAGGCTTTCCATCTCTCCCATGCCTCTGTATCTAGTTCTTGCATCTCTTACCCCCGATGACTGATGGTGAATTCTGCACGGTACACAGGGATTACGCCTGTAGTAACTCGTGCAGAGATTGATGACTGACGGAGCCATCCTGCTGTCGGCGACTTTTGACGCTTTCGCGTTGCCATTCACGCTTCCCGACTACACGCCGCGTGCCCACAGGCTGGCTGCCCCGGTGTGGGTTTAAGTTCAATCTGCGCGTAGTTTCCCCGACCAGATCGAACCGAGCGTGTAAGGTAGGTTGACAAACCCAGAACGGGCGGTCACTATTCTGACACGCGAATCTCGTAACTTCAGCGTATGGCAACCAGATTGCCACGTCAAGCCCCCGACCGTCCCCCGTTCGGGGGTTTTTCGTTTTCACGGCTGGCGCTCGTTCACGACAAATTTATTTTTCGTCATCTTTTGAATTTGGTATTGCCGCAAGAGCGGTATCCCGCCGTCTTTCCACTGGTAAATGGCCTGCGGATATATGTCGAGCGCCTTTGCCATTGCCTTGACGCTGCCGAAATGTTTGATGACCGTTTCTAGTTTCATGGCGGCAGTATGGGCCATAAAAGATTTCTTGACAAGTTTACTGGAAAGCGTACTATCGACTGCGGGGATTGGCCCCACAGGAGAAAAACATGACCTTTCAAGAAGACGAACGGCAGTATGGCCGCGACCTACAGGAACTGACCGAGGCGCAGCTTGCCGCAGAACAGCGTATCCACGCGTTCCAATGCACTCTCAACGAAATGATGGAAGCCGAAGCGAAGCAAGACGCTTTGCTGCGTCAGGCTATTGACGACATCCGAAAGGCACTTGATGGCCTTGGGAGAAACACATGAAGGTTTACGAAAAGATTGCTGCCATTACGGCAGAACTCAGCAAGATCGGCATTAGCAAAGACAGCAAGAACCAGTCGCAGGGCTATGCCTTCCGTGGCATCGACCAGGTGTACGGTGCGCTCTCGCCGCTTCTTGCCAAGCACGGCCTCTGCATCTTGCCGCGTGTCAAAGACCGCGAGGTTATCGAAAGGCAGAACCGCCAGGGCACGGCGCTTTTCTACGTCACCCTCACCGTAGAGTTTGACTTTGTGGCCGCTGAAGACGGCAGCAAGCACACGGTCGTGACGGTCGGCGAGGCGATGGACTCTGGCGACAAGGCCAGCAACAAGGCGATGTCTGCGGCTTACAAATACGCCGCGTTTCAGACTTTCTGTATCCCGACGGAGGGCGACAATGATGCGGACTCTACGACTCACGAGGTGGCTGCTGCGGCGACTGATCCGGGCATTGAGACGGCCATTGACCTCTGCAATACGGTCGAAGACTTAAACAACCTTTGGAAGTCGATCAGCGAAGCCGAGCGCAAAACCCATACGACGCTATTTAGTAAACGCAAGAAGGCGCTTGCATGAGCGGCGCTTACTACGCACAGATGACGGATGGCGAGTTGGTGGGGCACGTTATGGCCCTCGCCGATGATGCCAGCGAAATCTCACAGGCTTTGGCGATGCGCTTACGGGTGCAGAACAAACTGCGTAGTGATTCGGAGATGCGAGAGCGACTCGCACAAGAGCGTATCTACAAACTGGAGCGAGAGATACGCGAACTCAAACAAATACTGGAGAGCGAATAATGGAACAGCGTTCCGACGATTGGTTCAAGGCACGGCTAGGTAAGGTCACGGCCTCTCGTGTCGCCGATGTGGTCGCTAAGACCCGCAACGGGTATGGCGCAAGTCGAGCGAATTACATGGCTGAACTTGTGGTCGAAAGGCTCACGGGTAAACCCACGGAAGGGTTCTCCAATGCAGCAATGCAGTGGGGGACGGAGCAGGAACCGTTTGCCCGTGATGCTTACGCAGCGCGGTACGGTGAACTTGTGACTGAGGTGGGATTCGTTGACCACCCGAAGATCGCCATGTCTGGTGCGTCACCCGATGGTCTGGTCGGTGCAACAGGCTTGGTTGAGATCAAGTGTCCGAACACGGCAAACCATATCGAGTATTTACTGAGCCGTGAGCCGCCGCAGAAGTGGCTGTATCAGATGCAGTGGCAAATGGCCTGCACTGAGCGCGATTGGTGCGATTGGGTGTCCTTTGACAGCCGTATGCCCGAATCGTTGCAGCTTGTGATCGTGCGCATCCCGCGTGACGACGACACGATTGCGATGCTCGAAGCAGAGATTCAGATTTTCTTGGATGAACTCAACAGCAAGGTCAAAGCCTTGGAGGAACTGAAAAATGGATAAGCCGTATGTGATGGCCGTGAACAGCGGCAACCTCTTTGCTAATGACAAGGGCGAGAATCCTGCGCGACCCGATTTTACGGGCGAGGCGAACGTCGATGGCATCGTGTATCGCGTGTCGCTTTGGAAGAAAACGGCAAAGACGGGCAAGACGTACTTGTCGCTGTCGTTCCAAAAGAAGGACGCACCCCGTTCTGCGCCACAGAACACTCGTCCTGCGGCAAAAGCCGTGAACGATGAGCCGTTCCACGACGATGAAAAGCTGCCGTTTTGATGATTAGCGAAGACCGCGCAGAAAAGGCACTACGCTTTCTCGTTGAGACCGACGAGCCGTGCGCGATGGCAAAGGGCGAGGTCGAGCGTACTGAGTTTGCTTACAAGCGAACACGGGAAGCCGTCTTCACCCATTCCGAAGGCACGGTGGCAGAGCGTCAAGCTGCGGCAGCGCAGCACAAGACGACACTGGCCGCACACGATGAGTACGTCAAAGCCTTGCAGACGTACTCGCACATGGCGAACAAGCGTGACACCGAACGGATTGTCTTAGACGTTTATCGGACTATTTCAGCCAACAAACGCATGGGGAACGTATGACACAGACAGACGCGATTAGGGCGCATCTGCTGACGGGTGCGCATCTCACACCACTTGAAGCTTTGGACCGCTATGGATGCTTCCGGCTTGCCGCACGCATTGACGAATTGCGCAAAGAAGGCTTGGACATTGAAACCGTGACTGAGACGAGGAACGGCAAGAAGTTTGCACGGTACGTGCTAAAGGGCCAGGTGGAGATGTTCGCATGACCCGCGACGACATCATCCGACTGGCGCGAGAGGCAGGAGCGGCGACAGGTCGCCATAGCCCGTACCAGAAAAATGAATCGATTATGCCGTTGTGTATGGACGTTGAACGCTTTGCCAACCTCGTTGCCGCAGCCGAGCGGGAGGCGTGTGCAAAAACGTGTGATCAGTTGTCGTGGTCACACCCTGACGAAATTACTCGCGTGGCGTTCACTATGGCTGCGGATAAGATTCGGGCGAGGGGAGCCGAATGACCCGTGATGAACTTAGCCGATTAGCCGCACAAGCTCTGGCTGACACGCCGAGCAACGGCACGACGAACGAATGGCTCTTGCGGTTTGCCGATTTAGTGACCGAACGGGTCAAGGCAGAGCAAAAGAAAATTTGTCCATACGTACAAGGCGAGGAGACGCATTGGTGCTTGCTTGCCGAGAAGGGCCAGCCGCTTACAAATGACGCCATCCAGTTCAAATTTAGTACGATGGGCGAGGCGTTTACCCCGCTCGAACTTGAGGCATTTCGCTCTGGCGTGCGCTTTGCCGAGCGTAGCCACGGCATCACGGGCTAAAAAAAAGCCCCGAACGGGTCGGGGCGAGAGAGGGTAAACAGGTGCAGTTTAGGGGGTCATGGTGACTGAAGCAAGCCCACGGGACATTTCAACGCTGACCCCTGCTGAGTGGTACAAGCGTTTCGTTTACGTTGTGTCGGATGATTGCTTTTTTGACATTGAGACGCAGCGCGAATACCCGCGCCAAGCCTTCAACGCCATTTACCGTGGCGTGCCGTGTTTCAGTATTCACAACAAGCAACGCCGCATTGAGGCCGCAACGTCGTTCGATGAAAACCGCGCAGCTCTTGGGAGTCGCGTTCTCACAGGGCTGACCTTTGCGCCAGGTGAGGGCGTGCTGGTCGCTCGATCCGATGGGACGGTGTGGGCGAATCGCTGGCGTAATGCTCGGGTCACAGGCACAGACGCCGATGTATCCCTTTGGATACAACACGCCGAGCGGATGCTGCCCGACAAAATGGAGCGCGAACACGTTTTCAATGTGCTTGCGTACAAAGTCCAGCACCCGAACCGCAAAATCAATCATGCGATCCTGCATTGTGGGCTGCCAGGGTCGGGTAAAGACACGCTCTATGCGCCGTTTCTGTACGCGATAGGCGGGCATAGCCTTGTCAACGTCACCACCGCACGGGCTGACGATGTGACGGGGACATGGGGCTACGCGCTGGAGTCCGAGGTGCTTGTGCTGAATGAGCTTCGTCAGACCAACACCTTTGACCGTCGCGCCCTCGAAAACCAGTTAAAGCCGCTGATTGCCGCACCGCCCGAGTTTCTAAACGTCAACCGCAAGGGGCTGCACCCGTACCCCGCGCTGAACCGTTTGCTCGTCATGGCGTTTAGTAACGAACGGATGCCGATTGCATTGTCGCCAGAGGATCGCCGCTGGTTTGTGGTGTGGTCTACCGCTCCACGCATGACCGACAAAGAAGGCGCAGAAATATGGAACTGGTACGAGAGAGGCGGGTCTAAGGCCGTCGCGGGATGGTTAGCCGCCCGAGATGTGTCGGCGTTCAATTTTGGTGCAACCCCGCCGATGACGGACGCCAAGCGGTCGCTCCTCGATTTGTCGCTCTCGCCCGCAGAGGCTTACCTCGCCGAAATGATCCGCTTGCGTGAAGGCCCGTTCTCGCGTGGGGCGGTCGCGTCACCTTGGGGCGATGTCCTCGCGGAGTGTGGCGGCATGACCGCCAAGGCCACCCGCGAAATGCGGGAGACGCTCATACAGGCGTTGACGGTCGCAGGGTGGGTCGATATGGGCCGCTGCATGAGTCGCAGCCACCCCAGCCCTAAAACGATCTGGTGCGCCCCAGAACACGCCAAGCGAACGTCCAGCGAATTGCGGAACATGGTCGAGGATGGCCCCGACCTGTCCGTCGTAAAGTGAACTAACCGAGCGGACTAATCCGAAAGCACTTCGAGCAATAGCGCGACTGCCAGCGCGACCAATAATGCCGTCATTTGTTCCGCGCCTCCTCAATCAGTCCCATGTAATAGGCCAGCAGCCGTTCCTCTTTGAGCGCGGACGCTGCCACGGCTTGCAGCATCCAGACCGCAGGGCCACCCCCTGCACAGGCTAGGATGCCGCGCAAGGCTTTCTCGTAACGGTCTGCGCGTTCGTCGGGCGACTCCCACGCCTTCGGCACGAACGGCTCGTCGGCGAATAAAGCCTCGCGTTCCTCGTCAGATAAAAGCCAACTCATAACACCCCCTAGTGATAATCGCAGGACGCACTACGCCTTGACGACCGCACGTTAGGGGGCGGGACATACCGCCACGACTCCCACCGTTTGGGCCGCCATGCCGAGGGACGAAAGAGGGAGAGCAGCCACCGGATCACGGGGCTGCCTCCGCCTTACGCTGATCCACAATTCGCTGCGCCAGGTCTAAGCCGTGGTCTAGGCCCATACTGAACACCGCGTCTGTGAATCGCTCGAACGACTCCGAATCGAACACGAATTCTGGGCCGTCCACCTCGTCGGGAATCACGGTAGCCCCACACGCGGCGGCAACTTTCCCGAGTTGGTCGAGCGTCATTTGGCATCGTCCCAAGTCGGACGGGTCGCGGCTTGGGCGGGTCGGCCTTCTGCTGTGATTTTGAAGTTACCGATGGGCCAGCGGCGCATGATGTTCTCGGTCGGCCATACCAGCACCACTGTTCCCGCGTCGTGCTTCCAGCAGCCCTCGTTCGTCATACCGTCGCCCGTGTAATAAAAGGCGCGGTTCATCTTCCCGAGTAATGCCTTATTCGTTCCGAGTTGGAATGAATCCATTTTGAACTCGCACGGCTCAGTCGTTAGCACGGTGCGGCCTTTGCTGTCGCCTTTGACGCCACCGATAGCGAACGTCTCCGCGTGAGCAGCCGATATAGAAGCGGCAAGGGTCGCCGCGATAATTAAGTTACGCATACAAAGTCTCCAGTTACCATAATGATGCCGACATTGGCACCCCATAACGCACGGTCGCCCATGCGCTACAGGCTGACAAGGCTTTAGGTTTCGTCGTTTGCCTCGCCCTCTGCGGTGTCATCGTAGGCAGGATCGCGGGAATCTATCCAACGGACGCGACGGCGCGGAACGTAGCCGATAGCGTCGGCTGCGGCCTCTCGCTCCGCTTGGTGGCGGCTATAGCCCGCGTCCATGTAACGCTCAATTGAGTCTCGATATTCGCTCATACGGCCTCCAAAAATTGGTTAGGATCGGCGCGGTACTTTTCGCACGCCATTACCACAGCAAGGTTGACGCGGACATCTTCGGGCAACCCGATAGAGTTCGGCTGATTCAATAAACGGATGACCTCGGCGGCGATGGCATCGGCAAGGCGGGTTTCGCTAGCGTTCATGCTGCAAACTCCTCGCTAACGTTGGCTTCATATTCAAGCAATAAATCGTCGTCCGACATCTTTTCGTACCCTACAAACCCATAAGCAAGGTAGTCGGCAAGCAATCCGATGTCGCCTTGCTGCATGGCTTCGCGGATATAATTGATCGACTCCGCCACGAGCGCGTCGATGAGTTCCTCACGGGATGGTGTAGCGTTTTTCATGGTTTAGCCCTCAATAGACTTGGATAGGGCAGTTATGGAGAGCGGCGCGGCCTTCTGCCCATGTTAGGGCCGCGTCAAGTGTCGGAAAGTCCATCTCCGCGCCATGGTCAAACGTCCCGCCCTCGTCGGTTACGGTTCGCTCGTAAGCGCACCAGCCGTCTGGGTTGTCGTCTGCGTCGCAGTATTCAGAGCCTATTTCATTCATCCGAAAACCGTGGACGTAGACTGCCTCAATTGGTTGCTTCACGGTTACACCCCCAACGCTCTGTCGATGGCGTCTCTGCAAACGTCTCCGGTCAAAATCCCGCCAACGTCATCCATGCGACCGTCTAGCCATGCTTCGCGCACCTCTTTAAGAATTGCAAGAAGGTCGGGCGCGGCTGCGATAAGGTCGCCGTTGAACTGGTCGCGGCGAGGGGTGAGCATACAAACTGCTTTGCCCTCAGAATCGACCACCTTTACGCTTGCGCCGTTGCTCCCGACGACCCACGGGGCGGGGCTTGCGGAGATCATGCGGCCTCCGCGAGAAATGCAACCGTATTGCCGCGACGGTTCGGGACGGGTGACAAGGTAAGGCCAGCGGCTTCCGCGATGCGGCGCATGGACTCAACACCGCAACCGCCGTCCAGCACGATGCGCCCCGTTCGCTTGCAGCGGCGCATACCGTTGAAAGAGGCGGCATGGTGCGCGATTGTCTCCAGCCGGTCTTGATAGCGGTCGGCAAGCCAGTTGCCGAGAACTGTCCCGATCATGTCAAAGCCACCGCCACAAGTGCGGTAGCGTTTGCCGGTGTAAGTGTCCTTTAATCGGCAGATATTCCAGCCATACGAACCCTGCCCACGCGACTTAGACCAGTCGATTAAAAGCGATGTCCGTTCCATGTGTTTACCTCTCAGTAATAGATTGTTTGTTAGTCGTTCAATAGTCGAAAGAAACCGAAACCCAAAGCACACGCTACGCCCAAGTGATAGACCCCCAAACGTGCGGACGGCTCAACCCATGGGGCGGCGATAAGTAGGCAAAGGGCGAAAGCAAGTAGCAGCGAGGAATAGCGGTTCACGGGTATACCCTCTTGGCTGTTAAGTAATGGGTCGGCGTTGACACCATTTCGGAAGCGACAGCGATTGCAGCCCGAGCCGATCTCGCAAGGATTCGAGCGACGGCTAGGTTGGTTGTGCCAATGTAGTAAACATTCCAAAATGACATGGCGCACCTCACAGCACGAAATCGGCAAGCGTGGACGCGAACATCTCGCCCCATTGGTTGCCGTTGGCGGTGACGAAATAAACTGGCTCGAAACGGTTATAGAGTCCGTTGAACTCTGTTCGGGAATAAGCGATGCCTACGCACTCACCTTGGCGTAGATCGTTAGTGCCGTTTTCCGTGAAAACATGGGACGCAACCAACGCAGTGCGATAGTTCTTATACTTTTCGGCGTTGCGGTAGTAATCGGCGTAGTTGAAACGGTCATAAATTCTCATGGTGATACCCTCTTAATAGATTGTTTTATGAGTTACGGAATGGCAGGAACGCAAACGGGGCCAAGGATTCGACCAGATTTTGGGAACACGAGATCGTGTGCGAACTTGTTTGCGTCGTCGTAATCATTAAAGAACACGACACCAGCCACCATGTCTGCATCGAGATCAGTCAACACAACCTTGTAAGGATGATCGTTGCCGGTTCGTAACGCTGGCGAACGATAAATGACAGCGGATTCCATGCCGGTTGTCGTGTTCGTGTAAGTTTCAAGTTGCATTGTCATACCCTCATAAAAGACTGTTTGGTTATCGAACGAATGAGAGTGTAAAGGATTGTTTTACGGAATACACGAAAACCGTAGTCAGTGACCATCACGCGGATAACGGGTGACTACGCAAGAAACATCACGGAAAACAATGCTTTTCGCTACCGTGTAGTCAAAAGAGGGTAAAAGGTATAAGAGATAGAATCTCTCTCATCTAAAAGATGAACCTCCGTAGTCATGACTATTTACTACATGAGACCCATTCTCATTTAGACTGTTGTATCTACGCAACAACCTTCCCTAGCATAGTTATGGGAATTCCCTTGCATGGTCTGTCTGTTGTATCCACGCAACACGTTGCATCTATGCAATATCTCGCATGGTTGTAGCGTCTACGCAACATCCTAGTAATGAGACGCAATCTCAACATGACAGGGGGGGTGGGGGTAGGGGGTACAGGGCCAGGCTGTGTACCGTTGACGTGTACGTAAGGTCCACGAACAATTTTTATTTTTTTTATTTACAAAACTATTTGTTACCCGTATCTTTCTTGCCACAACGTCTGACGTGGTGCGCACGTAGCGACCGAGAGGAAGCTGAAAGCAGGATGAAATCTCCAGTTACCCGTTCTGCTGTAAAACTAAGGCAAATGTCCGCCTCGGCACACAGGCTCCATGGTTGTTGGAGATCGCGGCCTCCCGGCAGGATGACCCTGCACGTTACTGGGGTAGTCTGAGGAGCTTTTATGCCCAAGAATGCGACTTACGTTCCGACCCCTGCTGAACAGGAAGCGTTGAATTACCATCGACGCAACCTTGAGGCTGGTACTTACTTGCAGAACCCGGATGGGTCGCTGACCACCTTTTACGGCACTGTCGTCGGTGACGATCAGGGAGCAATGCTTATTCCGACCTTTTGGCACGGAGCCGTCCGCGACCCTGAGCAGGCCATGCGCTTCGCTATTAAGTCGGGGATTCAGTTTCCTCGATATAAAGACACGGCACGGGCTTTGGCTGCTGAACGAGCGTTGCACGACATCATGGAAGCCGAAACGTCTGCTTTTGCCAAAAAGAAGGCCGCTAAACGGTGACTGAACCGTCCTTTCGTTCGATCCCTTTTGAGCCTCGTGAACTGAAGGCTTCGCCTGACGTTCTGGAGAGGATTTACGAGGCGTCTAAGCTTGGCCTCAAGGGTGATGCCATGGCCTTTGCCGCTGGCCTCTTGCCGATAGAGTATCGTCGGCTTTTGCAGTTAGATAAGGCTGCGTCCATTGCCGAGGCTAAGGGTCGTGCCGACAGTGAGGTTGAGGCGGCTACCGTTTTGCGTGGAGCGGCTCTTGAGGGAGATAGCAAGGCGGCTCTCGCGCTCCTCACCCACTTGCACGATTGGGTTGCCCGCCAGCAAGTTCAGGTCGATATTAAATCGCAAATCAGCATCGTTGCGGCACTGCAAGAGGCGGAGTCTCGCGTCATCGAGGGCCGAGTATTGCGAGAGGAAACGCCTGCACTAGAACACTCGCCGAACCGGCTTTTAGAGTTAGACTCTAAGCACCATGCAACAGCCGATTTATAGCCCCGAAGACGAGCAACTCTTGATGTCCAAGGTCTGGGCACCCCAGATTAAAGACGACCCGGAAGCGTTCGTGCTGCTCGTGTTTCCTTGGGGGAAACCCGGCACGCCGCTGGAGCATTTTAAAGGCCCGCGCAAATGGCAGCGCAAGATACTTCGCGATATTGCTGCGCACATTGCCAAGAATAAAACCGCCACCGCCTACGAAGTCTTGCGCATGGCGACGGCTTCGGGACGCGGTATCGGTAAATCCGCACTGGTGTCGTGGTTAATCCTGTGGATGCTTTCGACCCGGATTGGCTCAACGACCATTGTGTCGGCCAACTCGGAAGCCCAGCTTCGCTCAGTCACTTGGGCAGAAATCACCAAGTGGGCGGCGTTGTTGCTCAATTCGCATTGGTTTGAGATTAGCGCGACCCGCGTGATGCCCGCTAAATGGATCGCTGAACTCGTTGAGCGCGACCTTAAAGTCGGCACCCGTTATTGGTCCGTGGAAGGTCGTTTGTGGTCGGAAGAAAACCCCGACTCCTATGCCGGTGTCCACAACCAGGCAGGCGTTATGGTGATCTTCGATGAAGCCTCCGGTATTCCCGATTCCATTTGGTCGGTCACGGCAGGCTTCTTTACGGAAAACACACCGCACCGATTCTGGTTGGCGTTCTCTAACCCCCGTCGTAACGAAGGCTACTTCTTCGAGGCGTTCCATGCGAAAAGAAACTTCTGGCAAACCCAAAACATCGACGCCCGCGAAGTCGAAGACACGGACAAAGGCGTCTACGAGCAAATCATCGCGGAATACGGCGCGGACTCAAAGCAAGCGAAAGTCGAAGTCTACGGGCAATTCCCGAGCGACTCCGACGACCAGTTCATCCCTCCCAGCATTGTTGACCAAGCAGTTTCTCGACCACGCTACCAGGACGCGCACGCGGTACGAGTTATCGGAGTCGATCCTGCGCGAACGGGCGCAGACTCCACGGTTATCGTGGTCCGAGAAGGCCGCGATCTGGTGGCAGTCCGTCGTTACAACGGCGAAGATACGATGGCAACGGTTGGGCGAATTATTGATGCTATCGAAGAGTGGCAACCCGCGCTGGTGGTTTTAGACGAAGGCGGATTGGGGTATGGCATTCTTGACCGCTTAAAAGAGCAGCGGTATAAGGTCGTTAGAGGCGTCAATTTCAGTTGGAAATCTAAAACCCCACAAATGTATGCGAATAAACGCGCAGAACTGTGGGGTTTAATGCGTGAGTGGTTGCAAAGCGCATCCATCCCGAACGATAAACAACTGAAAGCTGATCTCTCTGCACCGCACCAGAAACCGAATTCGTCAGGTTCGATCCAGTTGGAAAGCAAAAAGGAAATGAAATCACGAGGATTGCCGTCGCCCGACGCGGCTGACGCCCTTGCGTGTACGTTTGCTTACCCGGTCGCGAATCGCGAATACCGCGAACGACCGCGCACCGTTAATGCGTATCAAGGCGGCGTCGTGAACTCATGGATGGGTGCATAATGGCCCGTAAATCGGTCAGTCTGTCGGTCGGTCGAGGCGAGAAACAGCCGGTTTCTAAGGGCGCAGGATTGACGGCGAAAGGCCGAGCGAAATATAACCGCGCTACGGGCAGCAAATTGAAAGCCCCGGCTCCTAATCCGAAGACTAAAACGGACGCGGGACGTAAAAAGTCTTTCTGTGCTAGAATGGCTCCTATCGCAAAAAAGAGTCCGCGAGGGAGCCGTGCAAGGGCATCAATGCGTCGATGGAACTGCAACTGAATTGTGGGCAGATGTTAAAGGTTATGAAGGGAGGTACCAAGTCAGCACATTAGGCCGCGTTAAATCCGTTGCTCGGTATCGCAAAACGAAGCGTGGGGGCCAAACATGGATGCCAGAACGCATCATGAAGCTCCACCGGAAAACGGCAAAAAACAAAACGCGACCATACGAAGAAGTGCATTTGCGTGATGGCTCATGTCGAGACGTGCCTAGCAAAGCATTTTTAGTGCATAGACTTGTTGCCAATGCGTTTATTAAACAACTTGGTGCGGGAGAGCAGGTCGATCACATAAACGGCATACATCACGATAATAGAGTGGAAAATTTGCGTGTTATGCATTACATAGAACATGCAAGATTGCACCCGATTGTTGTCAATCCGTTAGATCGTCACTCAATTACTGGTCAATTCTTAGCGAGAAACAGCTAATGGCGGCTAAAAAAGGTTTGTACGCGAACATTCACGCTAAACGGAAGCGTATCGCTGCCGGATCGGGCGAAAAAATGCGCAAAGTAGGTGCAAAAGGCGCACCGACGGCCAAAGCGTTCCGTCAATCTGCCAAAACCGCTAAACGGAGAAAGTAAATGCCAAGAATGCCTGTCGGTGTTAACCCACGCGCCCTCGTCGGCGACATGATTATCGGCTCTCAGGAAGAGCAGCGTCAGATGCAGCAGCGCCAGAAGCGCCCTGCCATGATGCGCCGCCCGGATGAGGACATTATCCGCACGACGGTTGCGTTTCGTCCGACGCCGATGCGTAGACGGATGCCGTAATGCCTCTCGTTAAGTCACCGAGCAAGGCTGCATTCCGCAAAAACGTGCGGGCCGAAGTACGCGCCGGTAAGCCTGTCAAGCAGGCCGTAGCGATTGCGTATTCGGTTAAGCGCAGAGCCCAAGGCAAGAAGCGTAAATAATGGCACGCAACGACCCCACTGGTATTAAAGGCGCAGGGTACGTCTCTGCGACCCCTGAGGATCGCGGTAAAAAATCACGCGACCCGGCGGACATCCTAGCGACCGCTCGTCAGCGTATGACGACGGCGATTTCGGCGTATTCCGATAGCCGCGAGGATGAACTTGACGATCTGCGCTTTATGGCGGGATCGCCCGATAACCAGTGGCAGTGGCCGCAGGACGTATTGGCAACCCGTGGGTCCGTGCAGGGCCAAACGATCAATGCGCGTCCGTGCTTGACGATCAACAAGCTCCCGCAGCATGTGCGCCAGGTCACGAACGATCAGCGCCAGAATCGCCCTGCGGGCAAAGTCATTCCGGTTGATGACCAAGCCGATATTGAGGTCGCCGAAGTATTCGACGGCATCGTGCGGCACATTGAGTACATCTCGGATGCCGATGTGGCTTACGACACCGCCTGTGACAACCAAGTCACCTACGGCGAAGGCTATATCCGCATCCTGACGGAATATTGCGACGAGAACACGTTTGACCAAGACTTGAGAATTGGACGCGTTCGCAATTCGTTTAGCGTTTACATGGACCCGATGATCCAAGACCCCTGCGGGTCGGACGCGGAGTGGTGCTTCATCACCGAAGATGTGCCTAAGACCGACTTTGAGCGCATGTTCCCGACTGCTGAACCGATCTCGTCTATTGCCATTCGTGGCGTGGGCGATGCCGCACTTTCGCAGTGGATCAACGAAGATACGGTGCGTATCGCGGAGTATTTCTACAAAGAACACTCCAAAGCGACGTTAAACCTGTATCCGGGGAACCAGACGGCGTTTGCCGGGTCGCCGGAAGCCAAGCAGATCGAGATGATGGGCCTAAAGCCTATCCGTACCCGCGAAGTCGATGTCGTCAAGATCAAATGGGTCAAGACGAACGGGTATGAAATTCTGGAAGAGGCGGATTGGCCGGGTAAATACATCCCGGTCGTTCGCGTCATCGGAAACGAGTTTGAAGTTGAAGGTCGCCTCTATGTGTCGGGCCTTGTGCGTAACGCCAAGGACGCCCAGCGCATGTACAACTATTGGGTATCTCAAGAGGCGGAGATGCTGGCGTTGGCCCCCAAAGCGCCGTTTATCGGCTATGGCGGGCAGTTTGAAGGCTATGAACAACAGTGGAAGACCGCCAATACGACCAACTGGCCGTACTTGGAAGTCAACCCGGATGTCACCGATGGTCAGGGCGCTGTTCTGCCCCTGCCGCAGCGTGCGCCGCCGCCCTTGGCCCAAACCGGGCTTATTCAGGCGAAGATGGGCGCAGCGGATGACATCAAAGCGACAACGGGACAATATGATTCGTCTCTGGGCGCTACGTCTAACGAGCGGTCGGGTCGAGCCATCTTGGCGCGTGAACGGCAAGGCGACACAGGCACATACCATTACGTCGATAACCTGGCTCGCGCCATTCGCTATGTCACGCGTCAACTCGTTGACCTAATCCCAAAAATCTACGATACCCAGCGTATTGCGCGGATTATCGGCATCGACGGCGAGACTTCGACGGTGCGCATCAACCCGATGCAGCAAGAGCCGGTTCGCAAGATCGTCGATCAGGCCGGTATCGTCATTGAGAAGATTTACAACCCGTCCGTCGGCAAGTACGACGTAGCGGTCACGACCGGCCCCTCGTACTACACGAAGCGGCAGGAAGCGATGGCGGCGATGGGCGAAATCTTGCAGGCGAACCCGCAGCTTTGGGCTGTGGCGGGCGACCTCTTCGTCAAGAACATGGATTGGCCAGGTGCGCAGGAAATTGCGCAGCGTTTGGCTAAGACGATTGATCCGAAGTTGCTCGAAGCCTCTGACGAAGACCCGGCACTACAGGCCGCGCAGCAGCAGATTCAAGCGATGGGCGCTGAGATGGAGCAGATGTTCGGCATGTTGCAGAACGTCCAGCAGTCGATGGAAGCCCGCGAGGTTCAGGTCAAAGAGTTTGAGGCTGAAGTCAAAGCGTACCAGGCTGAGACGGATCGCCTCAAAACCGTTGGCCCTGCGCTCAACGAACAGCAAATTCAAGATATTGTGATGGGCACACTTTCCGGTATGCTGTCAAGCGGCGATTTGGTCGCGCCTATGGTTCCACGTGAAACAATGATGCCCATGGAAGAAATGCCCATGCAGGGCGGAGAAATGCAATGAAGGCGGCAGATTTCGTAGGTCATTTGTTCCTAGCGCGAGATGTGGCGCATTCAGTGCATTTGAATACCCGTAGTTACGCCAAAC